TGTCATAAAGTTCAATGACTGTTTTATCAATCAACACATCTAATCTATCAGGGAAAGTTCCAACAGGTGTATGATTAGAATATGATTTACTGTAAGGTAACAAATTATATTTATACCCATCCTCATTAAAATCATTTAAAGTTTTGTAAGGATATAATGTACTGATTATTGGATTGTTCTCGTCTTCCTCTTGTAATGGAATAAAAATAGATACTTTTGCATTAGGAATACCTAATCCGTTATTTGCAAATACCCTTCCACAAACCACTCCAAATCTTGAACAATCACGAGTATAAATGTCAGATTGAAACATTTGAAATGAAAGAATTTCTAACATTTCATAATTTTGGTCTAACTTAACTTGTAGGTTCATATCAGAACCTAATCTTGTTCGTATCCTATATGAATTTTGTGACTGACTAACGATTGGCATAATATTTTTTAATAAATAGTTTAGGTACTATTTTCAAAAAATAAATGATGTTAGTATATTAGGAAATATTTGTTGTTTGTAAAACTGCAACTTGTACCGTAATATCTACGGTTGGTTTTCTAACTTGGTATATTTGTGTTGGTAATGCGTAAATTGTTTCATTTATCAACCCAATTTCTTTTGTATTATCATCAACATAACTTTGTGAAGTTTCGTCAGATGAATATTCACCACCTACTTTATTAAAGAACTTAATTTCAGTCAAACTCAATACTCCTTCAACATTTTGTATTTCACTTTTTAATTTTGAAACATTAACATTTTGTCCAAGTAATTGTGTTTTTGGGTCTAAAAATGCCGCAACTGTTTGAGAAACCTTTGTGATTACCGCACCTTGTGTCTGAGAACCTGCAAATTGATTATCTAATACTACTTTAACATTAACTGCCAAATCAATTACTTGGGCAGTTTGTACAAATATGTAATCATTTATCATTCTATAATTTGACAAATACGTAGCAATATTTGATTTAAGTGTGTTTGAAACAACGTTGGTTAAAAGTCCATTAGAGTCGTATGATAAGATATTAATTTTAATTTTATTATCTTCCTCAACAATTGCAACTTTGGCAGGAGCTCCAAACTGAGCCGGCATTTTTCTAATTAAAGTCTCATAATCATTAATTGTTACCGCTCTGTTTTGTGCTGAAAAATTATAACCAACAAAGTTTCTAACTTCTTCTAACGACATTGCATTTGACCCACCAATTGCAGCGGTAACATTATTACACAATAGTGATTGTCTCACTCTTGTATTTTCAATTTGTAATGGTCCGTTAACCGCAAAATCAATTGTACCGATTTGTGTTATCACCCCAACACCAACGTTTGTTTGTAATCCACCACCTACTCTATATTGAACAAATAAAGTCGTATTTGGTGTTAATACGGAACCAAGAGAGAAGTTATTTTGAAATTTTCCCAAATCTAAATTAATCCCGTCTCTCGCATATTCTCTTAATAATTCATCAGATGATGTGTTACCACCGCCAAATGTTATTTTTAAAAATCCTTCGGGAGTAAACTCAGTAATAAAACGATTATTTGTCTGAACATATCTACCAACTTTAATTCCAGGATTATCAGATGGTTTTGATGGGTCTTCGGCAAATATTCTATCCTCAGCCAATGCTTGTACTTCATACCATCTATTAGCTGCTCCTAAAAATTCCAAAGATGATGGAACATTTGAATAATTAGTACCCTGTTTTAACAGAACACTTGTAACACCTATTATGTTTTTTTCAGGTAAAAATATTTCGTAAAAAGGTCTAGATTCTAAATTAGTAATTGTTTTTTTATAGACTTTGGTAATTCCATTAACAACAGGTTCTCTTTTAACAATTGTATAATTAATTAAAGTATCATTTGTGTCGAAGTTTGGAATAACTAATCTGTTTGGATAACCATCTGCATCAAATGGATTTGCAAAGTCCACATCGTTTGCAAGTTCAAATGTTTGTCCCGCACCTAAAACCTGACTACCTCTTAATAACTTACCACAGTAATCCAAATTTTCTTTATCACCATTTGCAGGAACAGTAATTGACAAATCAACTACCGCAACCGAAGGTTTAACTCCTGGAATTTTTAATCCATAAGTTTTAGCAATATTGAAAATTGAAGACCTTTGTTGAGCATATTGTAAAACAGTTTCTTGTAAACTTCTATCAATGTGATAATGTAAGTTATCAGTTACCGCAGCGTTCAAATCCATTAAAACACTAAACACCGCAGCGTCGTTAAAATTTGAAACTAAATCAGGATAATACTGTTTTACATAATTTATAAGTTCAGTTCTTACTCCCTGAAAATCTCTTGTGGTATATGAAATCTGTTTTGCCATGTTATATATTAATAATTATAAAATCTTTTGAATTAAATACACTACTAGTTAAAGTATAGTCAATTCTAACTTTTGCAGTGTGTTCTAATTCATTTCTATTTGGAACCGAGTAAATTCTTGTCGACTCAGTTGGACTTAATTCGGAAGACGCATCAATAATCGTGATATTATTTACCGTCAAATTAGGTATATATTTTTCAATTGAGTCTCTAATTTCTGCCTCAATTTCTGTAAATGTTGGACCATCCAAAGGTTCGAAAATATACTCATATAATCTTGTTCCAAAATCAGGTAAAAAATATCTGGCCCCTTTTCTTGTTAATAACAAATGAATTAAATCCGTCCTTATTTCTTCATTTACAGTATCTGACAAATCCAAATACTTACCATCAAAGGAATCTCTGAAAGGAAAATTTATACCATAAGTTTTACCATTTGCCATATGATATAAATATAATGTCGCGTTTTTTTCAGTAAACTACTAATAAAATAAAAATCCCGAAATAAGTCGGAATTAAATCAATACAATAATTTTACCATCAATTGTTTTTGGAGTATCATTATCGTATTCAAATTCAACAAAGTCTTGTTTTAACAAATATTCTGTTATGAACTCATTTATAGGATAATAATTTAAACAATCAACAATCGGTGTTTCCTTTGAGGTGTACTTATAATACCCAACCTCATAATCCCATATCGTCAATGAATTTTTTGTGGGACTTTTTGTAAGAAGATTTACTTTCGTCATTAACATCTGTTGTATATTGCCAATTCCAATATAGTTTCTTATTTGGTTCAAATCCATAGAATTTATGAACTTCCATTTGAGTTTCTGTGACATTCTCACCATTCCAGTTTTGACCAACACAAATAAACCCGGTCTCAATACCTTCAACTATATTCTTTTCACCCAATGTATGATATCTATTTTCAATCCAAGTTAATCTCTCAATTAGATTTTGATAGAACATATTTGCTTGTCCCCATCTTACTGAACTGAAAAATATCACAGCATCAGACTTAAAAAGTTCTTTAGAAATTTTCCAAAGTTCATCAGTTTTATTATTTAAACTAGCCCAACATCTATGATATCCTGAAGGATTTTTCTTATCGTTCTCTAATAAAGCTTTTTTAATCCCACAACTATTTCCATCCTTTCTTGAGACATTCCCCTCACAAGGAAATATTTTTAATTCCGGAACATCAATGAATACTGATTTATCACCAAGTTCTTCATTCAAATACATTGCAATTAGTTTTGATTTAGGAACATCAATGTTTTCATCATCCCAATTGTATCTATTTGAACAACTTAATAGTAAAACTTTATTTTTCTTTTTTAGAATGTCTAAGGTTTGTTTTAATTTTTTCGCTCCACCCTCTTGGACTAGTTCTTCCAAAAGCATCATTTTTCTTATTTTCTCAATCTCTTCCTGAATAATATTAGACATAATAATAAATAGTTCTTTAAATAAAAAATCCCGACACTAAGTCGGGATAATATTTTAGGATGAACATCCAAAACAATCAAATTGACTATTCTCAGGTTTTTGAGGTAAATTCAAATGACTGTAATCTACTTTTGGTGGTTCAGGTGTTGGATTTGGTTTATTGATTTTTGATATGTCAACTGCCAAGTGTTTTGCTCCCGTTGAGATTGCCTTTGTTCTAACATAATAACAAAGTGTCTTCAATCCTTTTTCCCATCCATAAAAATGTGATGATGTAATCTTTGATAGAGTTGGGTTACCCATGTAGATATTCATCGATTGTGATTGGTCGATAAATGGAGCTCTGTCAGCTGCCATCTCAATCAACGCCTTCTGAGAAATCTCCCAAATTGTTTTATACTTGTTAATCAAATGTTCAATTCTTTTAACTTTTGAATTGTATTTTTTATCTTCTAAATCTAAGTAATTGTTAAAATTAATGTTTTGGATTGAACCTTCGTTCATAATGATTTCATTCTTTAAGTCCTCACACCAAATTCCAATCTTCTCAAAGTCACTAATTAAATACTTGTTAACAATCATAATTTCTCCACCAACTACACGTCTGTTAAAGATTGCTGAGTGAGCGGGTTCTGTCATTTCATATGAACCTGTAATCTTAGCAGAAGATGCTACGGGCATTTGAGCCGTAAATAATGAGTTACAAACACCATATTTACTAACATTCTGTTTAAGAATTCCCCAAGGCCATCTTCCTGATAACTCATCTTCGTTCAATCCCCACATATCAAATTGGAATACTCCTTGTGACATTGGTGACCCTTCAAAGTGAGCGTATGGTTCGTACTTACCATCCATACACAATCGGTTACTTTCAGTGATTGCTGCGAAATAGATTGTTTCA